TGTGGCATACCAAGACGCCAAAGATTGTAAAAAAGTTGCAAGAGTACGATATTGATGTTGTTGTTGTCGACGTTCGTCCATGGGGCGACCCGGGCAATATGTCTAAGCTTGAATTTGAAAAAGCGCTATTTGAAGCCGCACCCATGATGTGGAATGACATATTTTCTAACAAGCTAGGAAGAGCTTCTGCTGTTAGTTTTAAGTTATAACAGTTTATTGAACAAATGTAACTGATATTATACGATCGTTAACTAATGGTTGTTATTGCGCACACCGCCGATATCCACTGGCGTGGTTTGAGTCGACATGATGAATATAGAGAAGTTTTTTCTGCATTCATAAAAGATTGTAAAAAAAATAAAGTTGATCACATCTTCATTGGAGGAGATGTTTTTCATACAAAAACAACTGGAATTTCTCCTGAATATATCGAGCAGCTGACATGGTGGCTTGAATCAATGGCCGCTGTTGCGCCTGTTCATTTGACTCTTGGAAACCATGATGGAAATTTAGTTAATTTATCTAGACAAGACGCAGTTTCACCAATCGTCCAAGCTCTTAATAATCCTAGAGTTCACCTTTACAAAAAGAGCGGAGTGTACGAATTTCACCCAGGATACAATTGGTGCGTTTATTCCCTATTCGATGAAGAAAACTGGTCGCAGGTTGTTCCGCAACCTGGCAAAGTAAACATCGCATGTTACCACGGACCTGTGCAAGGTTCCGTGACCGAAGTCGGATGGGAGATGGAAGGTACCAAAGTCGAATTCTTCAAGGACTATGATTTTGCTTTCCTTGGTGACATCCACAAGATGCAATTTTTAGATTACAGGGAAGCAGAAATAGAAATAGATGAAGATGAGTTATTCAAATATCCTGGTTGCACTGTCGTTGAATAATTCAACATGATTTTGTTGGACTGGAATTTTAACCGAGGCGCTATGGGAAAAAAGATTAAAATAAAGGTAAAAAGGCCGCGAGTTGCCTACAGTGGTTGTCCCGTTCAACAAAATTATGCAGAAGATCTTGAGCACGGATATCTTCTTTGGGACATCGACGATCAAAGAACATGGGACGTTTCGTTTAAAAAACTGCCTAATCCAAAACCATACGTGACCATTCAGTGGAATGGTTCTGCTGAAGATTTAATTTCCACCGCTTCAAAACATCCAGACGGAGCACGCTTTAGAATTAGATCTGCTGATGCATTGGGGCAAAAAGATTTTAGCTTTATTAGTGAAATTTTAAAGAGTAAAAAAGCTGCGACAGAAGTAACTTTTAAATCCGATTTTATTGTAGATAAATCGGTCGTTAGGTCTGGTTCGACAGATCTAGTGAAATCTGATCTTAGAAATCCTGATGTTTTGCTTAAATTGATCAAAGACTATTACACCGGCGCTCAAGTAACAGATGAAGAATGGAACGTGGTCGCTGAACAGGTGAAGTCTTGTTTGTTTTCTGTCATTTCGTCTGAAGAGACAACGAGGAATTCCAAGTGGTCACTTAGGTATGTAGAATTTGATAATATGTTTGCTTACGGTCCTAACAATTCTATTAACTTTGATCAACTAAATGGAATCATAGGAATTTTTGGACCAAACAGAATAGGAAAATCATCGATTGTTGGTACTTTAATGTACTCGCTGTTTAATGCGACCGATCGTGGGCCCATTAAGAACATCCACGTTTGTAATATTCGCAAACCATACTGCTCTTCAAAGGTGATCATCAACCACAATGGAACAGATTACGTTATTGAAAGACAGACGACGAAGAATGAAAATAAAAAAGGCGTTATTTCTGCAGCAACTTCTCTTAATGTTTTTAAAATTAAAGAAGATGGTGAGGCAGATGACCTGGCTGGCGAACAAAGAACTGATACAGAAAAAGTTATTCGTTCTTTGATCGGAAACCAAGAAGACTTCATGATGACTTCTTTAGCGGCGCAAGGTGAGATAAACCAATTTATTTCTCAAGGCTCTACTCGACGCCGTGCGGTTCTATCTAGGTTTTTAGACCTCGACATCTTCGATAAAATGTATGAGATAGCCAATAAAGAAATAATTTCTCTTAAAGCTCAACTAAAAAATTGTCCAGACAGAGATTGGGCGAACTTGATGCAGCAAGGGAATGATGAGATAGCTTCAATAGAAATTGAAAATAAAGAACTAACTAAGGAGCTAAAAGACAAGCAATTCAAACTGTCTCAATTACAGTTTGAATTATCGAAGCACAAAGATGTAACTCCGATCACAAAGTCGCAATTTGATTCTTTTGCTCAAAAAGTTAAACTTCTTGAGCAGCGTTGCACATCTTGTACAGAGGAGATTGCTAAGCTAGAAGAAGAAATAGTTGAAAACAACAAAAAGCTCGAAAAGATATTAACTGTAAAGTCAGAGAACGACATTTCTTTCCTCAAGCTTCGTAATGAATCATATAAGAGTCTAGAGTCTTCTTTGCTGACTTTAAAACACTTCTATGACAAAGAGTTGACGCACTTAAATCAACATAAAAAATCTTTGAAAATTTTAGACGAAGTACCGTGCGGCGATGAGTATCCCACATGCAAGTTTATCAAAGACGCTCATTTGAGTAAGTCCAATTTAGCGGAACAAAAAGAAAAAGTAGAATTAGCCGCCTTAAAAATGAAACAAGCGACAGATGCATTTGAAGAGCTGAAAAAAGAAAACATACCGGCTCGTCTTGAAAAGCTTGAAAAGTTGTTAGACTTAGAATCAAAAATTCTTTTAGACATTTCTAGAAAAGAAACAGAGCTAGCTAAAATTAAAACTTCTTGTGACGCTTCAACGTCGGAACTGCATGCGTTACATGAAAGGTTAGCGCTTCTTGAAGAGGCTTTAAAAAATGAAGATAATGCAGAAGTAGTTTCTATTAAGTCAAAAATTGAGAATATTTCTGTGTCAATCGATGACTTGATGACCAAGAAGCTGTCTATTGCAACGCGAAAAGGAAAGATCGAAGCCAGTCTAGAAAAGTTTCAAGAAGAAAAAAGCACGAGAGATTGTCTTCTTGAGAAGATGAAGGTTCATGAATTGACGACGACAGCTTTTTCTAAAAAAGGTATTCCTTTAATCATCACTAAATCTCAGCTACCTTTGATTAATGCAGAAATAGCGAAAATTTTGCATGGAATTGTCGATTTTACTATTGAGTTGGAAAACGACGAAGGATCGGATAGCTCTGAAATCTATATAAACTACGGAGATTCTCGAAGAGTAATAGAACTGTGCTCTGGTATGGAAAAAACAATCGCTTCTTTAGCAATGCGCGTCGCAATGATCAATGTTTCATCTTTACCCAAGCCTGATATCTTTATTATTGATGAAGGATTTGGAACGCTAGACGATGCTGCAGTCGAAGCCTGCAATCGACTCTTAACTTCTCTTAAAAAGCATTTTAAAACAATACTTGTTATCACTCACGTCGATGGTATAAAAGATGTTGTTGATCATATTTTAGAGATCACAAGAAATGAAAAAGATTCCAACATAGTTTTTGGTAAAAACGAATGAACGTGTCAAACTATTATCCTGGCGGAAGAAAAATTTTTTATAGAGATGGTTACGTCTTAATTTTGCCTGAGTCTTACGACAGCAACAAGATGCCTCTTTTTTGTGAAGTATGCGAGATTGCTTTTTCAAAACAAGAAGATGAAAAAACATATAAACTTTTTAAATGCTGCTCTGTGTGCGCAGACACTTGGGCTTATTCGCATAAGCAAGAATGGGATAACGGTTGGCGTCCAAGCCAAGAACAGATAAACGTAGCTGTTCAAAAAAGACTTTTTATTAATCCAAACGTCGTCTTTGAGTAAAAACCTAATATTTAGGTATGGAGTTATTATGCCTAAAATAGATTACAACGCTCTGGGCCAAGCTTTAGATACGACTTGGGGACGGTGTTCTACCCCCAAGACAGCTTCATATTCTGTTAAATTCACGCTAGCGGGTGATGTTTTAACAGCATCGTATCAAGCAGTCGTTAATTTTGCTTCTGAGCGTGAAATGGCCATGATGTATCGCACATACGAAAAAGAATCGATTGATATAATCGCAGCGGTTCTTAAAAATGTAAAAGATGTATACAAAAACATCACTGGAAATTCTTTAATAACGAAAGAAATTGGTTCTAACGATTCCGTCGAGGTCATTGGATTCAATGTGCATAATCCAAAAAGAACGGCGTACTTTCGTAGAAAAACCAAGCTTGAAATATCCTAATGAAGCCGCTTAATAGAAACGAACAAATACGGGAAATAGTTCGCTGCGGCAAAGACCCCGTATACTTCATGAAAAATTACGTCAAGATCCAGCACACAGTGCGGGGTCTTATTCCGTTTGAGACATACGATTTTCAGGACGATTGCGTCAAGCACTTTGAAGAAAGCCGCTTCAACATTGTACTAAAATCTAGACAGCTAGGTCTGTCAACAGTCACAGCAGCGTACGCCGTATGGTTTGCGATCTTTAAAAAAGATAAAAACATTTTAGTCATCGCAACGAAGCTTTCAACCGCAATGAACTTCATCAAAAAAGTGAAGATCATGTTAGACGGTCTTCCTAAGTGGTTGCTTCTTACGAAGTTTGAACCAACTAAGCAATCAATATCTTTTGCAAATGGTTCAACCATCACTGCAATACCCACTTCTCCTGATGCAGGTCGTTCTGAAGCCTTGTCTCTTCTCATCGTCGATGAGGCCGCGTTCATTAGAGACTTTGAAGACATCTGGACGGGTCTGTATCCCACGCTGTCGACAGGTGGTAACGCAATCATCATATCAACTCCTAATGGCGTAGGTGGTCAGTATTATCGTCTTTGGATGGAAGGCGAGACAAAGCAAAATGAATTTAACACGATTAAGATTCCGTGGTGGGCGCACCCAGAACATGATCAGGAGTGGTTCGACAAAGAGACGAAGAATTTACCGAAGCGTAAGGTGGCTCAAGAGTTTCTTTGCGACTTTATCTCGTCAGGAGACACATTCTTACAGCCAAGTGAGCTAGAGTCTCTTAGAGAATCTATTCGAACTCCGATAGAAAAAGGAGGTCCACAAAGCGCTGTGTGGATATGGAGGCGATCAGAGCCTGGTAAAAAGTATGTCATTGCAGCCGACGTCGCGCGCGGCGACGCAGGAGATTTTTCTACTTTCCACATTGTTGATAATGAAAGTTGCGAAGTTGTTGGAGAGTACATGGGTAAGATACCTCCTGACAAGTTCGCTGACTTGTTATCTCAGTATGGAAAAATGTATAACGATGCGCTGATATGCCCAGAACAAAATACGTTCGGGTATTTTACCTGTGTTAAATTAAGGGATGAAGGTTATCCAAGGCTATACTACCAAGGAGCTTCGGGCGACCCGTTTGAGTACAGACCAGCGGACCCTAATGCAATTCCTGGGTTTTCTACTCAACAAAAAACTAGAGGTCAAATACTTGCGAAGCTAGAGGAGTTGACTAGAAACTCCGTCCTTAAAGTTTATTCTCAAAGACTATATGATCAGTTGCAAGCATTCATATGGAACGGTTCTCGAGCCCAAGCGTCAAAAGATGCACATGATGATTTGATCATGAGTCTTGCTATCGCGATGTGGATCGTTGCGGGAGATTCTGGAATAAGCGAACAAGCTACTGCGATGGCCATGGCAATGTTAAAGGCGACGAAAGTCGAAAGAAACAATAATATGCCAGGAAACATTTCTGAAGCACGCCCATTAGTAAATCCAGCGATAAAAGGGTTGACACCATCGCCTAAAGACGTATACAAACCACAAGATCCATCTCGAGTTCGTCATGCAGATGTTTCTGATTTTTCGTGGTTATATCGTTAGAAGTTTATATTTGTAGCTAATATCTATTGATGGTAGAGGATCAAAAAATGGCCAAGATCACTATTCAAACGTTAAGAAGAATCATTTTAGAAGAAATTGAAACCTTAAGAGAAGGCACCAATGAAGATCAAGCTGCGGCAATGGCTTCTAGCGCCAGTAAGTTGTTAAAGGCGATTGAATCTTTTAAAGAAGTTGCAACTGCAAAAGCTAAAGCAGAACTTGGAGAGCACATCGAAGTTTCAGAAAAGCTTTTAAAAAGAATCGTCGCATCTCCGATGCAGTACATTGACGCGCCAAAATCAGCCGTTAAAAAAGTTACTTTAAAGCCCGAACAAGGTTTAAATCCTTCTAATGAAAAAATGGTGTGAAGATATACGACTCCTTTTTAGTTGTTATTTTTAACAAGAAAGAGCCGCTTCCATGATTGGAAGGGCAAAGCAACATGGCAAAAGAATCACAAACTCTATTTCAACGTCTTTCAAAGCTCTTCAAGAGTGGTCCTGTAGTCAAGAGAAAGATCAGGACTCTAGATACCACGATCGCAGTTGCCGACAAGACTAAGTCTTCCGGCGCGTTGCTTTTTCAGAAATCGTTAGCGCCCACTTACGCGACGATAACCGCTAACGCATATAACCTCTCAGAGCGCCTGATGAGGTACCAAGATTTTCAA